CATATTATCTTTCCTCTCGGTTATCGCGGGCAGCTTCAGCCCTGTCCCGCCTCGCTTCAGCTTCGGTACGTTGCATCTCTACACGCCTTTCGACAGCGTCCATAATTGCTTTTTGCTCATTTAAGTCGTTCTTAGCTTCTGCTTGTTGGTTCTGAGAAGCTATGCGTGCGGACTCAAGAGTCGCGGTAGTTGTGGCTTTCTGCTTATCAAGGTTAAGTCGCTCTTGATCCAGTGCCCCTTCCATCGCATCTTTAGCCGCCTTACGCTGTAACTCACCCTGCTTGAGCTGGAGTTCAGCTTGCTGCATTTGAATAAGCGGGTCTTGCATCTGTTGTTGCGCTTGTTGCTCAGCCGCCTGTTGTTGATTAGCCTGTGTAAGTTGAATTGCCGCTTTAGCTTGTAGCTGCGCAATCTGCACTTCTAACTCTCTCGGTAACTCTTCGTCCATAGCGGGTAACGGAGCGCCTATTTTTTCTTCTATCTGGCGGCGATACATAAACGCAGTATGCTCTGCAATATGAGATTGAAGCTCGCCCATGATTTGGTTAGCCATAGGGTTTTGCCCAATAGTTTGCGCAATCATGGGGTCTTGTAGGAACGCCTGATGAGTAGCAATATGCGCTTGATGGTCTTGAAACATAAACGCTTTCATTGGGTTACTTATTAACGCATTCATGTTCTCGCTGACCGGATCAATAGGCTTCATATCATCGTCTGTAGGAACAAGCTTGTCTGCGTCTTTAATACCTAAGACCTCGATCATCTGGCGATGAAGCTGCGGGAGGTCGTAGATTTGTGGGGCGGCCTGCGCCATCTGCATAACAGTCTGATATTGCACAACTCGTTGTGCCATCGTGCTGCTATTAGGATCGCTGACGGGGATAACTTCCACCATAGCGTAGTCGGCTTGTCTAGCGCGAGGTTCACCACGGTCAGGCACGTACATATACTCTACAGGTGCATACTCAGCGATTATCTTGCGCAGAAGTTTAAATTCCTGCTTCATCGCGTAATGGACGCGGGATTGCACCGCAGCCATTGGCTTGAGAGTACGCTCTAGTAGAGCGAGAGTAGTTCCAACAGGAGCATTAGCACTCATGTCGGATATGTTCATGTCAGAGATAGCGCCTAAACGTCGGCCTTCTTCGGTGATCTTGTTGAGAAGCGCCAGTAAAGTCTGGCTTGGCTCCTTATAAGGGAGCGGTAGGATATTGTCGCGGATCGAACCTGACGGTACATCTACATCACGAAATTCGCCGGGACCAATCGGTGTGTCGTCGCCCTTAACTCGTAGTCCCCGAGACTTGAGACCACCGGGGAGATTGGATAGCGTTCCAGCGTCCACGAGTTGACGGATAAGAGAAGTGCCAGCTTTAGCATAGCCACCAATAATGTGGATGAGTCCCAACCCATAAAAACCAAACCCCGGTACGTATACATAGTGTACGAAATGTTGACGTTTTAGCGTCAATTCATCGTCAGGGTTCCAGTTACGGCGGATACTTAGAATGGTATTAGTGCCCCGTTCTATAGTAACCACGTAAGGTAGCGCAATTTCTAAGCCATCTTCCGCTTCTTCCCCTAGACCGTCAATAATCAGGTCAGCGTGGATCTCATACAAGCAGTAGCGATCATCGTCGGTAAGCGAGAATCCACCTTCTTCGGCTTTCTTCTCCTCGATGTCGCTATGGTAAGGCTCAGGGTCACCCAGATCAGTGTCTAGATAGAAGCCTGCGGCCTGTAGCTTGACCAAGTCATTCTTGGTTTTACGCATGACATGCGTCACACGCTCGGCTTGCTCTATATTAGAGGCACCGTAGGGGACGATTACATCTTCAGCGGGGATATAAATTGCGGCCTGACGGCCTAAATTCGGATCGTAGTATACCTTCTTAAAGGCTGAACCCGCAAGACCAAGACTATACAACATCCTTTCGTGCTCAGGACGGTACTCAGTCATAACCTCAGTCAGCTCATAGTTCATGTCAGCTCTAACACGAAGAGCCGCATCTTCCTTATCTTGGTTAATTTCACCTAGAATTTTAGTTTTTACAGGCCCCGCAGCAGGGAATGTCTCGCTCATGGCTTCAGCTTGGAACCGGATGGCCGCTTCGGCTAAAACTGTGCTGTAAACGCCACAGGCGTCCTCCCACGGGCTAGAACGCTGCTCCATTTTCATACCGATGGTTTCTAGCCCCTTGACAAACGTGTCCGCCCACTCTTTACGGGAGTTAACGTCAGTCTCAACTGAGCCAACAAGATCGTTAGCTATCTTAGTAAGGGCTTGGTCATCGAGGTATTCGGCAAGGTTTGCGTCAAACGGCGCAGAGTCAACATCCCCCGCCTCTTCCCCAAAGGTAATCTCAACGCTGCCGTCTTCTAGTACTACTTCAACGCCATCGTCAGACATCACGTCTATCGCTATCACGGCTTCACTTTCTTCCATGTCCTCGATACCGTCGGGTAGCTCGTATAAACCTTTTTCAATTGCCATCGTCTTATCCTTTAATAGTAGCTTCCGCGCTTCTGCTTGAAGTATTGTTGTTCTTCAGGCTCGTCGCTAGGCAAGCGTAAAAAGCCGCCCTGCCTAAACCGCAGTAGCGCCATAATGGTAGCATCCACATAGTCATCATGCTCTCCCGCAGGGAAGCTCGCAACCTCGTCAATCACTTCTTCGGCCCAGCGGGTCTCTGGTGCCCACACTATATCAGAAGCAAATATGTCAGAGATCGAATTTAGTCGGGCCATCTTATTGTTCGGGTTGTTAGCTGTACCTCGCACAGGGGTATAGTCCTGCACTGGGACGCCCATAGCACGCAGCTCGTAAATAAGCGGCGCTCCCGAGGCTTTTTTCTCCACAATCAGCGAATCAGGCGCAAACTCGTCGTACTGCTCCATAACGACACGCTTCAAATCTGGAAATTCTAACCTCCCCTTATACGCATTTAGCAATATTAGGTTATACGCGTTCTTTTCCTCGTTAAAGAACACTCCCCACGTAGTGCACGCCGAGTAGTCAGCCCTATTGTTGGCCTCAAACGCTGTATCCCACGACTGGAGGATAAATTCACAGTCAGGCGGGTCGTCTTCTTCCCACGTATTCCACCATTCCCGCTTAATTATAGCCGAAGCTTCAGATGTGGGCTGTTGTTGGTACTGCGCCATCCATTTAGAGTTGGGCAGTTCCTCTTTTAGCGCCGCAAGCTCTTCAGCGGGCCAAAATTCAGGCCACAGCGGGTTGCCACTCGGCATAATCGCAGGAAATTCAATAACTTCCCACTCTTCTCCGCCCCTTTGAGCGGATGACTTCAATACTTGGGCGGTCAAATCACGCAAAGACCACCGCGTCATAACAACTACGATAGCACCACCCGGTTGTAGACGCTGACGAGGACCAGATGTGTACCACTCGTAGGTCTTGTCGTATATCTCAGGGTTGCTGTCGGCCATAGCGGCCTCTTGCTCCGAGTGCGGGTCGTCAATAATGAGCAAATCCGCACCTTTACCAGTTACAGCACCACCAATACCGATGGCGAAGTAATCTCCGCCCTTGCTAGTGTTCCATCTTCCTGCTGCCTTTGAGTCGCTTTGCAAACTCAGGTCAGGAAAAACCTCATTATAGTTCTCTTGGTCTACAAGGTTACGTACTTTACGACCAAAGCCTACCGCTAGCTCCGCTGTGTGGGATGTCTGAATAATCTTCTTATGGGGGAACTTTCCCAAAAACCACGCAGGCAATAAATAACTAGCAAACTCAGACTTAGTGTGGCGAGGAGGCATATTAATAATGAGGCGCTTACAATCCCCACGAGCGACACGCTCAAACGCCTCAGCCATAATCGCATGGTGCCTACCACTGATAAACGTCGGCCATACGTACTTAACGAATTCAATAAACTTGTCCTGCACTAAAGTTTTATGTTTCAGTTTTTCTAGATGGCTCAACTGAGCCAGCAACTGCTCCTGCTCAGGTATAGACAGCAATGGCAGTATCTTCGGTATATCCTTAAGGGATATATTATCAAGCGGGTTGGTCAAGTTCACCCCCAAGATAATTGGTACTCTTCTCCGCTACGTCTTCTAACTCCTCATCTTCGTTAAGTAAGTCTTCTAGCTCTTCAGCCATGCTAGGCTCTGCCTCAAACACACCCAACTCCTCATCAAGAGACTGATCTAACGGGACGGTCTCTACCAAACTGGCGTTCAGCAACCGCTTAACTCTTTCCTTAATCTCATTCTCAAGATCAACAGGGTTCTTATAGTTTATCGTAATCTCACT